AGCTTATACAAAATGGAAAATAGAAGATGCATTAGAAGCAGCAGAAATAGAAGATATTAAAGATTACATACCCAGTGCAAAATTTTGGGACAAAGATAAAGAATGGTACGATGTATTCACTGCAGCTCCACACAAAGAAGTTTTATATATTAGAAACATGTTAGCAGCAGGGGAAAAATTAAGTGGCAAAGCTAGAATATTTGTTTCTACAATTCACGCAGCAAAAGGTGGTGAAGAAGATAATGTTATTTTATCTTTACATCAAAGCAGTAAAGTTCAAAAAGGAATTAAACAAAGTGTTGACAAACAAGATGAGGAGCATAGAGTGTGGTATGTGGGCATTTCAAGAGCAAGAAATAATCTATATAAATTAAAAGCTAAAAAAGTAATAAAGGAATATAAACTATGACAAGTAAAGATATATTGGATGAGGCGTTTCCACAATATACTCAGGTCGGCGGGAATCACTATACCAAGTTTCCTATTCAACCTTACGAGTTTATTTCAAAAAATGATTTATCATTTTTTCAGGGGAACGTTATAAAATACGTTTGCAGATATAAAAGAAAAGGAGGAGCAGAAGATATTAAAAAAATAATACACTATTGCCAACTCGAATTACTTAAAATGAAAGATGGAAAACGGTAACACTATACTAACTATTCATGCAGAATGGTTAGAAAAAAATGGATTTAAAAAAGAAGCTAAAGATTGTTATGGACAAGCTAAGAAGTATGCTGAAGAAACTGACCAACGTCAGGTAAACGGAAGGAAAAAATATGAAGCTACCAAGTTACATGCAAGCTCAAACGGAATGGGTGATGCACAAAGAGTACCCAGACTTAAGAGACTATCCTGAAATAGCTATAGACTTAGAAACTAGAGATACAGATTTAAAATCATTAGGTTCGGGTGCAGTTGTAGGACGTGGAGAAGTTGTTGGTATTGCAGTAGGTGTTGAAAACGGCTCGTGGTATTTTCCTATCGCTCACGCCGAAGGACCAAACTCTGATCGAGAAAAAACTTTAGAATGGTTTAAAGATATTTTGAATTGCCCTGCTACAAAAATATTTCATAACGCTATGTACGACGTATGTTGGATACGTAAATTAGGCTTAAATATCAATGGTTTAGTGGTAGATACCATGGTTGCATGTTCACTCCTAGATGAAAATAGATTTTCTTACACACTCAATACTTTGTCATGGCATTTTTTAAACAAAGGTAAAAATGAAAAGTCACTTACTGAAGCGGCAAAGCAAAGAGGACTAGATGCAAAAGCTGACATGTGGCAGTTACCTGCAAGTGAAGTTGGAGCTTACGCAGAAAAAGATGCAGAGTTAACTTTTGAACTTTGGCAGCATGTAAAAAAATTAATTGTTGAAGAAGACATACAAGATATTTTTAATCTTGAGACGGATCTTTTTCCTTGTTTAGTTGATATGCGTTTCCTAGGGGTTCGGGTAGACGTTGAAGCAGCGAATCAATTAAAAAAAGAATTAACCACCAGAGAAGAACTACTCCTACACCAAGTGAAAAAAGAAACAGGAGTAGACACTCAGATATGGGCCGCAAGATCGATTGCACAAGTTTTTGAAAAATTAAACTTGCCTTACGATAAAACTGAGAAAACACAATCACCTTCATTTACAAAAAATTTCCTTTCTAATCATCCACATCCTACAGTGCAATTAATATCACAGGCTAGAAAAATAAACAAGGTCAATACAACTTTTATAGATACGATATTAAAACATGAACATTGTGGGAGAATACACGCAGAAATAAATCAAATTAGATCTGACGATGGTGGAACAGTAACCGGAAGATTTTCATATCAGAATCCAAATCTACAACAAATACCTGCACGAGATCCAGATACAGGTCCATTGATTAGAAGTTTATTTATACCTGAGGAAGGTATGAAGTGGGGTTGTTTTGATTACTCGCAACAGGAACCAAGACTTGTTGCACACTACGCATTACGATTTGGTTTATCTTCTGTAAATCAAATTGCAGACTCCTATGATTCAAATCCTAAAACAGACTTTCACCAGATCGTAGCAGAAATGGCAGAGATACCACGTAGTCAAGCTAAAGTAATTAATCTAGGATTGTTTTATGGAATGGGTAAAGCAAAACTACAAGCAGAGTTAGGTGTATCAAAAGACAAAGCTTCTGCTTTGTCAGAAAGATATCACTCACGTGTACCTTTCGTAAAACAGTTGATGAATAAAATAATGAACGCAGCTTCAACCAAAGGTAAAATAAAAACATTACTCGGTAGACGTTGTAGATTTCCAAAGTATGAACCGGTCTTACGTGGTGATGACTGGGGTAAGTATGTACCTGCAGAAGATCATGAGAGAATGTTGGAGTTACAACAAATGGGACCAACACTCCTAGACGAAAATGGTAACGATACAGGTAAGAAAAACTATTGGCATAACAATGCAACAAGAAGAGCATTTACATACAAAGCATTAAATAAATTAATTCAAGGTAGTGCTGCCGACATGACAAAGAAAGCTATGTTAGATTTATGGAAAGAGGGCATCACACCACATATACAAGTGCATGATGAACTTGACATATCAGTTAAAGATGATGAGGAAGCTGCAAAGATAAAAGAGATAATGGAGAATGCAGTTGATTTAAAAATACCTAATAAAGTAGATTATGAATCGGGCCCTAGTTGGGGCACAATAAAATGAAGATTTTAAGCAATAATCAAATTACAAAAAATATTAAAGATATTAAAATAATTGATAATTTTTTTTCAAGAGAATGTCTTTTAGCATTAAGATATAGAATGATTTTTAATAAATTTTTTGATAAAAAATATGATGATTACACAGCCTCACATTACTATCCTAATCAAGATTATATAACTGATAAGATAGTAGAGGAACTAAATAAAAAAATAGATCTTCCACAATTTCAACGGGGTTGGAGTTTTTTATATTTTCGTAATGCAAAAGGTGTTCCAATCCATTGTGATCCTTCAGTCATAAACATGAATGTGTGGGTTTCATCTGATCAAAGTGTTGCAGATGTAAATAAAAATGGTTTAAATATTTATAGAATTCTGCCTCCATCTAATTGGAGTCGAAAAGATTGGAATGGTAATCCTTTGAAAGCAGAAAAATATATAAAAAATAATAGTGTCAAACCAGTTAAAATACCTTATAAGAGCAACAGAGCAATTTTTTTTAATGGTGCTTATTTTCATGAAACAAACGAAGTGAGTATGAAACCAGGTGTTGAAAATATGCGTGTAAGTTATACACTTTTGTTTGGTAATAATTTGGAATAAATGATTGACTATGGCTTACTTAAATGCAAACATACCAGTAACTTATGCACAAATAAGAAGGGAGTATTTGTATGACCTTACCAGACATCATGGAGAAGTTGAAGATTGCGTTATCTTCGGCCTATCGAGTATCACGGGAAAGTCTATCCTATTTCATGCGATTATGGAAAATGGCGCTGTCTTTTATCGTTTACCGATTAGTGCCTTCATCCAAAGAGGTTTTAAGCCGGAAGAAGTTCCTAGGCGTAGACTTGATGAGCTTCAGCTCTGGAATTGTTTTAGTTATTATCCTGCTGTTACTTCTTGGGATATTCTAGACGGACAAGCTGGAAAATATATAGGTAAAGATAAAAAGTGGCATCCAGGTAAATACTTATTTACTGTTGACTTTGCACATCCTGAGTCTAATATAGTCGACACCGATCATTCGGAGATACCGCACGAACACAAGTGCGCACATATATTAGCATTAGATGATGGTAATTATGCTGCACAACCTAATAACAGAATTATATGGGACATACCATCTTTTACAGTTAAGGATAATATCCCTGACTGGAAAGTCCAAACGAGTGAGTGGAACGTAGAAGACACTCGTCAATGGAGAACAGAGGACACTGATAACTTCTTCTACGAAATTGAGGAGAAAAAAACATGAGTATAAGATATGCACAACCCACTAACGTTTGTGTAATCTGTGGTATCCGAACAAGAGGATTACCATGTCCTACATGTATTACAGAAGAAAAAGTGGAGGATAGTATGATTAAAAAAATTTGGAAAAAAATAAAAGATTTTTCTAAAAGATTAATCTTTTGGACTAGATAATTTATGGAGACTGCCAAGATGAACTACTACGCAACAGGTTTACTGATAGTGATGTTAGTTATATTGGCTTTATGTGGAGGACCACATGTCCAATAAACCACTCAACATCTCAGAATCGGCAGCCGTCCAAATGCCAATGAAGACGGTTGCCTCTCTGATTTTGCTCGTCGCAGCCGGCGTCTTCGCTTACACCGAGCTGACGGCTAGGCTAGTATCGCTCGAGACATCACGTGAGTTGTTTGAAAATGATTTGTTAAAAAAATCTGAACAAGTGCCCGTCGATCAGGAGCAACATTTTTTACTCGAAGATTTGTATAAGTCCGTAGAGAAGATGGAAAAGACTCAAGAGATGAACATGACAAACAAAGTTAATATAGAATTTTTAGCTGAACAATTAGATAAAGCGTTAAAAGATATTGAAGAATTAAAAGATAAGGTAAGAGAAAATGGAAAGAATTACTAGACAAGTAGTGCAATACATTTCTGACATGGAAAAGAAAGCAAAGCAAATGAGCTTTATTAAAGATTTAAAAAAGTCTGTTGAACACGGAAAGAATGGCACACAAAAATATGTTATCAAACAAGGTCAAAACAAAGGTAAAGTATTATGATGTTAGAAGTTGTAGCTCTTCTTATGATTATTAACGGAGAGATCAAAGAACACAGAATTCAAATTGATCCTGACACAAATAAACCCTCAATGGCAATGTGTTTAAAAGGAAAAAGGTATGCCAAAAGAACTGAAAAAGGAACAAACATACAGCACCAGTGTATAAAGTCGATGGCTGAAGTAGAACAGAATATAGATGGCTC